TGTTTACAGCAGATAGAACCTTTCTACAAATTGAAGACACTAGAAATGCAGACGAACAAACGCGTATTTATAGAAAGACCACATCAAAGATAGAGATTAGAACATTTAAAGGTGGCGCATTGACGGATGGCATATTGAATGAGAATAGTGTAATAATTGAAATTTATCCATAATGGCAGAAGAAATAATTTTTAAGGTTGGAGTCGATACGGGTAATTCCGCAGATGATTTAAAGAAAATTGACGAAGAATTAAAGAATATTAACACCGATTCTAAAAAAGTAGGTGGAGATACGGCGGCACAATTTGAGGCACTCAATAAAAAAGTTGAAGCGGGTAACTTAACAATGCGCCAAAGTACGCAAGCTGTCAAAGAGTACATGAGTATTGCGCTTGCTGCGGGAAGGGAAAGCCCTATTGGGCAAGCTGCGTTAAAAGAGGCTGCAGAACTCCAGGATAAAATAGGCGACTTAAAGGCTGAGGTTGCAAACTTAGCACACGATGGTAAGAATCTACAAGGTGCGTTGCAATTAGGCGGTGCGGTTGCTGCTGGTTATGGTGTTGTCGAGGGAATGATGGCATTGACCGGAAGCGAAAGTGAAGATTTGCAAAAGTCATTACAGAAATTAATGGCAGTTACAACCGTTTTAAATGGAGTTGAAACAATACGTTTGGCATTGGAGAAAGAATCTTCATTGATGAACTTATTACGTAAAGGTCAAACTATTGCTATGGCTGCTGCACAATGGATGTATACTCTAGCAATTGGTTCAACTACGGTCGCAATGCAAAGTTTAGGAGTTGCAATAAAAAACATTCCAATTATAGGATGGATTTTAGCAATTGTTGCAGCATTGATTTCTCTTGCTGTATACCTTTATAATATGGCGGATGCGGAGGATAACTCAAAGAAAGTATCGGAAGAGTTAACTAAGGCGTACGACAAACAAAAAGAAGCTATTGATCGAGTTAGTCAGGCACGTTTAAAAGCAATCGATAATATCATTCGGCAACGCACCGAAGAAGGAGCTAGCTTGGATGAAATAGGCAAGTTAGAGATTGAAAGACTTAAGGAATCGGAAGCTGCACGTAAGGCAAACGTAAAAAATGAACTAAAAACAATTGGGGAAAAAAATGAAAACTATAGAAAAGCATTGTGGTATGGTAACTATGAACTTGCTAGGGCTATTCGTGAAGAGGTTAACGAACATAGGGCAAAATACAAAGACTTAATAGGTCAAGAAGGGCAGTATGCAATTGATTTGAAATATCAAAAAACTAAGACTGCGAACGATATTAAAGAACGCGAAGAAAAGGATACAGAAGAGGCGCAACAAAAACAAAAGGCAGCTTCCGAAAAGGCACAAGCGAATAGAGAAAAAGAGGATGCGAAGAAAGCTGAGTACGCTAAGACAATGCAGGATTTAGTTATTGCAAATATTAAAAACGAAAACGAGCGCGCCATTGCTGCAATGGGCTTAGCGAATGAACGGGAACGCGCGGAGTTAATAAAGAAGTACGGCAAAAATACTGAGTTAGAAAAACAGTTGAAACTTAAGCAAGCATCCGATTTGTTTAAATTAATGGAAGCTCAGGACAAAACGGATAACGATGCTGTAGACGCTAAGACAAAAGAAGCAAATGATAAAAAATTACTTGCTGATAAAAAACTTTCGGATGATTTATTTAAGTCAAAGAAAGCGGAACTAGAGGGTAAACTTATTCAAATAGAAGATGATTTTAACGCGGAAACAGAACTCAAAAAAGAGCTTGCACTGCTTGAACTTGAAGAAGCTAAAAAGAATAAGGATTTAACCGAGGGCGAATTATTTAAAATTGAAGCGGAATATAAGGCAAAAGTTGATAAGTTAAAAGAAGACCAAGCAGCGAAAGAAAGACAGATGCGTTTAGATTCTGTTAACGATGCGATTCAATGGGCAGAAAAGAGCGTTAATGCTGTGCAAGAATTATCTGACATGGCATTCGCTAACAAAATGCGTAAAATTGAGAAAGGTAGTAAGGAAGAGGAGAAGTTAGCACGTAAGCAATTTAAGATTAATAAGGCGTTACAACTTGCTGGAGCTATAATGGATGCAGGAAAAGCCGTAACAGCATCGTTAGCTTCGTCTCCTATTGCAATCGGTCCCGTTCCAAATCCTGCGGGTATTGCATCTCTAGCATTTGCAGGTGTAACATCTTTAGCAAACATCGCAAAAATTGCAGCGACTCAATTTGAAAGTACTTCACCGCCACCAACAAGTGAGCCACCAAGCATTGCAAGTCCAAGTGAACCTACTGCGGCAGGATTTCAGCCAATGACAGGAACATTAACAAGTGGTTTGCAAGGTAGCGGCACAAAGGTTTATGTATTGGATTCAGATATTACAGCTCAACAAAATAATAGCTCAAAAGTCGAAAGTTTAGCGACGATGGGTGGCTAGAAAACGTACAAAAAACAAAGTTTTTACTCTAATATATAGACGATGGCAAATTATTACAAAATAGTAGTTAACGAGAATGATGAAACGGGTGTTGATTTCAACGCATTTGTTGACGTTCCAGCACATCTTAAAGGATTCATTGCATTTGGTAAGAATGAAAAGATTCACTACAATTTTAACGACGAAAAAAGACTAGTTACCGGAGTGATGATTGCTGCGGATTATCCAATCATTCGTTTTGATAAGCAAATTGGTGAACATTACGTTATTTTTGACGCTCCTACAATTGATATTATTCGCAAGAAATTCTTTAAGAATGGATTTATTCAGAACGTGAATAAAATGCACGATCAAAGTCAGGTTGTTTCAGGTGCTACTTTATTAGATTCTTACATCGCATCTAATTCAGATTCAAAACTTCCTAATATCCCCGAAGTATTTGAACACATGAACTTAGGGGATGGAACATGGATAGCTACATATTACATAGAGGACGAAACACTATGGCAGGAAGTTAAGAGCGGTAAGTTTAGAGGATTTAGCGTTGAAGGAATATTTGAAAAAAAGCAAATTAATATAAAAACAAATAAATTTAACATGAAAAAACAATCATTTTGGGATATGGCATTTGGTGCTAGTCCAAAAAAATTGACTTTTGCAAGTGCAACAACAGCAGATGGCGTTGTCGTTTCTTGGGAAGGTGAATTAGTAGAAGGTGTTGCGGTAACAGTTGAGCTAGAAGGTGAACAAGTACCAGCACCCGAAGGAGACCACGAACTAACATTGGAAGATGGACGTATCGTAGTTATCACAGTTGACGGAATGGGAGCTGTAACTACAATTACTGAAGTACTACCTGAAGAAGAAATGTCGGTTGAAGAATTAAAAGCAGAAGTTGCTCAAGGAGTTGCTGAATTTGCTAAAGCTACAAACGAAAGATTTGCTGCAATTGAAGCAAAGTTGGAAGCTGAAAACGCAGCATTGAAAACTGAGTTGAACGCTATTAAGAAAGGCGACAAGTTCGGAGCTAATCCAAAACAAACCGGTTCTGTAGAATCAAAATTAAGTGTAAATAATATATTAAATCTAAAAAAATGAGTTTAAAGAATCAATTTAAAGAAAAGTTTGGAGTTGACCTAAACGAAATGATTACTCGTTTCGAAGCTGCAAAAGCAACGAAAGGAAAATTTGATTACGATGTAGCAGGATTGCCAGCATGGACTGACAATACACTACCTAATTTAACTAGCGACCTAGTAGGTAACTCGGAATTTCTTGCTGAACTTACATTGGAGTCAGGTGTTAAGGGAACAAAGGAAATCGCGTTATTGAATGCTGACGTTACTTTACAAGCTAAAGTTGGTTGTTCTTCAACTCCGGATGGTTCAGTTGTATTTACTGATAAAGCATTAACTACACATTTGTTGTATGCTGGTATCGAGTTTTGTAACGAAGACTTGAATGGTAAAATGACACAGATTTTGAATGTATTGGGTGTTAAAGCTCAAAACGGACAATTGCCTGCAGAAATCGAAACTATTTTGATGGCTTACCTTACAAGATTGTTGCAAAGAAAAGCGCAACGAGTTGTTGTTTTAGGTGACGAATCAAGTTTAGATCCTGAATTAGCTTTATTTGATGGTCTTGTAAATCTTATTGAAAGTGATATTACAGTTGCGAACTTTACTTCAACAGCAACAGCGGTAACATCTTCTAATGCTTATGATTTAGCTTACGGAGTGTTTACAAAAATCAATCCTGAAATCTTTGATAACGGAATGGCTGTAAGATTGTACACTGGAAGAAAAGAGGCTTTACTTATCTTGAAGCAATGGAATGATACAAACCCTTATTCTCAAGTTGAGGTTCCAATCGGTGGTACATCAATGCGTTTTATGTTACCATTGACGGGTATTGAAGTAGTAACATTGCCTGAGCTTAACGCTTTAGACGCTATGTATGCTATTCCTACATCACTTGCTTTCTTGGGTGTTGATGACGAAGCTGACATGGACTTAGAGATTAAGTATGACGCATATAACGATAAGTTGAAAGCTGAGGCTTCATTTAGACTTGGAACGCAAATTGTTTGGGGTAAATATTTCACTAAATTAATTCTTGCATAACCATGGGTTGCGAGATAACAAGCGGGTATAATAAAGTATGCGACTCTCCTGGTGGAGTCGATACTTTTTATGCATTCGCCGTGAAGGATAGTAGCGGCGCTAGTAACTATGCAACATTTACACAAGTGGATGGACAGGTTACGGCTTTAACATTGGTAACGGGTAAATTTGCATTTCCTTTCAATGTGGAAATGGAAACAGCATCTTTCACAGATACAGCAGCAGGCGAAAGAACAGCAGGAGCTTACTCACGAGTTCAAGCAGGTACTGCAATGTTGCACGGAAATACTGCTGCAATGATTACAGATATTGAAGCAATGGGTAAAGGTCGCCACGCTGTAATTGCTAAATTGAACGATGGAACATACGAACTATTCTTCGCTGAGAATGGGGCTAAGGTTTCTGACGAAAGAGCGACCGGAACAGCATATGAAGATATGAATGGAACAACGCTTACATTTGCAGGAAAAGAAAAAACAAAGGCTTGCAAAATTTCAAGTACTATTGTTTTAGCTTTACTAGACTAAATTTATTAGGGGGTTGCATTCAGTAGCCCCCTTTAATTTCTTGAATATGGCAAAAGTATACCACGAAAAACTCGGATTTGTTGAGTTAACAGAAGAAATACAAAGTATTATAAAATCAAAAGAGACGGCAAATGATATTAATACACAAGAACCAATTGAACAGAGTTTGCCTGACACTAAGCGAACTAGAAAATCCAAGCCTACCGATAAATTGGCTGTTTAGATTTACACTAGACCAAGAAGACAATTACGAATATCTTTTATTTTTACAAGATATTTCAGCTTTTCCACAAAGATATAACCTATTTGAACTAGTAGAAGGTGAAGATGTTACTTTCAAGTTCATAGGTGATTACGGCTATGAAGTTTATCAAATGCCGAATAACACAAGTACCGATTTCACGCTAGGTTTATTAGTTGAAAACGGAAAAATGAGATTATTAGAAACGGAAGTATTAACGCCTACGTTCACAACAAATATAGACACACCAATTTATGATTCGACAAATATTTAGAGAAGCAAATTTGCCATTACCAACTGAAAAGGTGGATGCAAAAGGTAAGGTAAAATGGGGAGTTGACAATCTTTACCCTCAATTTCTTAACGGATTATATTACGACAACCCCGTACATCAAGGTATTATTGACCAAAAAACAAAGTTTATAACTGCGGGTGGAATTACTGTTACGGATTCAACAGCGGAAGAGAATGGAAAGAGCGCGTTTACGCTAACTGAAATAGTTGAAATGCTAGCTAAGGATAACGAGATAGCAAATGCCTTCGCTATTCATTGGAAGAAAGATGTTTTAACGGGTAAATGGTATGCTTTACCTTTAGATTATGAACTAGTAAGATGTTTGGAAGGGTTAAATTACTTTGAGATTTCGGACGATTGGAGCAAAACTACTCAAACGCTAGAAAAGACCGGTTATAAAAGACTGAAAAATATTAAGAATGTAACGGACGAAGATTTAGAGTGTATTCAATATAACATCGAGCGACCGAAACAAAGAAAAATAGAAAAATCAAAAGACTTAACCGCTAATTATTATCCTGCGCCGCCTTATTCGGGTGCTATAACTTCAATAATGGCAGGTATTGAAATGGATTTCTTTACGTTTTCCGAAGTAATTAATGGGTATAAAGGCGGTGCAGTAATTGCGTTAAATGATGGAGTGCCTGAAAGTGAGCAAGAAGAAGATAAAATCATTAAAAGAATAAAAGAAGACGCTACAGATAGGGACAAACAAGGTGGATTAACTATTTTATTCTCGTCTGGTAAAGACAGAGCTCCTGAGATTCACCAAATGAATGGCAACGATTTAGATAAGCGTTACATTGAAAGCAATAAAGAAATACTTCGCAAAATAATGATTGCGCACGGTGTTATTTCTCCGGCTTTATTTGGTGTACTTTCTGAGTCAATGTTTGGAAGTAAGGAAGAAATGGAAATAGCGTACAAGTTATTCCAAGAAAACTACGCTAGAGCTAGACAAAATACGATTGAAGAGGCTTTAAATTGGGCGTGGGAGAAATTAAATAAGACTCAACTAGGTTTAACATTTAATGACTACATTCTTTCATTAGACCAAAACGTAGCGGAAACAAATGCTGTAAGTTCGGCATTGAATGGAATGTCTCCACTTGTAGCAAACAAAGTTTTGACAGCTTTAACAGTGAATGAGATTAGAGCATTAGCGAGACTTGCGCCAATAGCAAATGGAGACACTATTCCAAGCGCTGCACCTGAAGGATTTAAAGCAGTTGATCCAATTATCGATGCATTTTCAAAAGTTGGAACGGATAGAGATTCTGTAAATATAATTTCATCACGTGAATACAACGATTACGAAGATAATGAAGACGAATTTAAGCGCGAATTTTTAAGTAATCGTTTTGCAGTTTCGCTGACAGACGATGACCGAAATATATTGCAAATGATTAAGGCTGGCGAGTCTTACGATGCGATATCAAAGGCAATCGGTAAAGGTGGCGCTTATCTTTCAAAGCGATTATTTGTACTTAAAGACAACGGATATGTTGACGGATGGAATATAACGGATAAAGGACAAAGCGCTGCGGCTGTAATTGCTGAACTTGAGGTAGTTTATTCATACGAAAAAAGACCTAACGCTCCGGACTTAGTACCTGGAGGTTCTT